CGCCGTCGAAGCAAATTGTGCATAAGCTCCTCCTATATAAAAGGATGACGTAATCGAACCTGTCCCTGCTGTCATCGAAATTGAAGGTACCACAAAAGCGGTACAATTCGACCAGGCGATGGAAATGAAAAACGCACCGACCATGCCCAAAGGGAATGTGATAGTTAATCCAGTGGTCGCGAAAGTAGGTTGGAATGTGGACGCAATCGCTATCCCTGTCCAGGATGACGTTGTGCCCAATGGGTGAGCGGCTGCAACACCAGTTGCTGTATGACCTGACCAAAAGTTTGAGAAAGACTGTAGAAGTGATGACAAGATAGGCTTGCGTAATTCCACTTCATAAGACACCCATAACTCTCCCACATCGGTACCCGAACCATTCGGCATACCTTCTGTGGCGGCAGTCAAGATCCCAAGATCGTAAGTTTTCACATCTTCACCAGTTGGCACTGCACCACCTCTAACATATTGAACGTTAAAAGGATTTTCCTTCGGGTCACACTCTATAGGATGACAAAAATCTTCTGACGGCTTACCATCAGAGGAAAAATATTCATTCAAGAGTTGGGTCTTGGAGGTGAAGGCTGGTGCTGTAGACCTGTACTGAGTTGCGAGCATAACAGTACCTAGAGATGTGTTCGTAGCTGCCACGGATTCCCCACTGATTGACCTAAAATGGAATACTAACCCCTTAAAAGTATACTCTTGATATTGTTGAGCTATACCAGAGAGCCAAGGGAAAGTAGTGGCAATACCAGGATTGAGGGGATACGTGTTGTACACATTGAACACTGAGGGCGGGCCTGTTGCACTAGATGAAATATCACAAACATATTCTTTGTGTCGAACTATGATGGATTGACCATTCTTGTGCATGGCTGGAACCTGCCCTGACGATTGAAACTTTTCTACAATGGAGTTGGATTCGAGATCATAATCTCCTGATCCTAACCATTTAGAGAGTTCACCACCCATTGAAGATCCGATGGTAGATGAACCCACGAGCCCACCAGCGAGACCACCCAACGAACGAAGGGCGGATCCCAGAATAGTGGGGGATACATGAGCCTTGGCCATTTGCTTGGCTAACTTGGCTACTGGCTTAGCAGACTTCTTCTTCTGCTGTTGTTTGTGTTTTGGTGGCATAAATTATAACTAAAATTGAGTAAATTAAATGAAATAAAGAAAATACAATAAAAATAAAAATGGTGTTAGTTCTTGTATTGGATCCGCCAGAACTATAGACGGACTGTTCATCTCGACAAAACCATATGGGGACGCCGTGCAGTCTCTCGGCATTTTGGTTAGCACGTAAATATTTACATCTCAGAATCACAAATAACCAACGGGATAGGTATCACGTGGCCCCACCGCCCACGTTTGTATTGCAATATAAGGATGGAATTAAGGCACACGTAGAGAGTACAAAAATTCTATCCATGAGAAAACGTTTTGGGTCATTACATGTCGAGACCCAATGTTCACCTTTGCGGAATGCCGCATCGGGGCCAAACCCCCTTGGTTATCTTTAACGTCTATCCCATCAAAAGACTTATCTCGACCATTAACATGGCCGCCTCTGCTGCACCTGAGGAAAGGCGTGAACTACGCAGCTCGGAGCTCATAAACTCTTTGCGAACAAAGGGTTTAGATTCATCTTGATTAACTCTCTATCTCGAACAGAATCAAAATTGATAACGAGAGAGTTGTAGTGATCCTCAAGAAGTTGTTGGCTCACAGGAACAATGTCAAAAGCGTGAAAGAATCCTACCCTTGATTCTTCATTCACCCGACTCTTAGTATAGTTTAGTCCAATTGACCAATCCAAAAATTTCTTCTTCAGTGTAAACTGTGCCACCCGACGAAACTGGCGCTTACTCAATTTAGCTGACTTTAAATAATTGGTTGCATTTCTAACCATGCACCTATAAAAAGCGTCAAATACCGGAATCCCCCCATGTGTGGCTAAACCACCTTGCCCAACGGCAAGCATCCAAGCTGCCAATTTATGTGGAACACGTATGTCGTCCAAACACACAGAGTCCTTATTAATTGCAGCATGCGGAATTCGCACGGTTCGTTTCCCTGATCCGGTATCGATAGTCTGAGTCTGACAGAACTGACTTTTACATAACACATCACCACTCTCTACTGTGATAAACATGTTTACTCTCATGAAAAGTTCTCTTATCTCCTCGACCATCCCTTTCGACATTGCCCTTTCAACGATTATCCGACAATCGTCACCCATATTAGTCAAACGTGCTCGTCTGCCTTGGCAGATTTTGTGGAGCATACTCGTCACTACAAGCACCCCTACCAAAGAGGTGTTCATTTGACCAGAGGTCAGAGTGCCTTTCACCTTATACGAAAAGTGACCATCACTCGTTCTACCTCTAACTACGGATGTTAACTGGTACGACA